ATTTTTACAGGTTCAACAGGAACAGGTGTTGCAGATAACACAGTTTTGCCATCAATTGCAATTACTATTGAAAATGCACAAAGTGGCGATTTCTTTACTTTATCTTCTATTACAGGAAGTGGATTTAATATTGATATAAAAAATGGTAGTAGTCATGTAAATAGACAATTTAAATATGTGTGGAATAGTAAAAACAATTATTTAAGAAGAGGATTAGATAAAGCAGAACAGTTCTATCAATTAGAAGACCAATTATTTAGAATGGCTGTATATATGGATAGACTTGATAAAGGTTTTAATAAAATAGATGCTGCTAAAGATGCTAGGAAATGGTTTATTGATTACAACATTACAGCTCCGGGAGTTAACTTACTAAAAAGAACTGTGTTACCTTTTGTAAGTTACACATATAGAGTTGCACCTTTACTATTAGAAGGCTCAATAAGAAGACCTTCTGCTCTTATCAAGTGGGGTGCATATGGTTATGGTTTAAGTGCTCTAGGAACTTATGTATCAGAAGATACAGAAGAAGGTGTTAAATTAGATAGATTATCCATGAGAGAAAATGATAAGAAAACTTTATGGAATATACCAATAATGCCTCCAACAATGATTAGACTTCCTTTTAATAGTTCTAGTGGAGATGCTTTATATTTAGATGTACAACGATGGCTTCCGGGTGGTGATATATTTATGGGTAGAGAATCTCAAGGTTTAGGTAAGTCTGGTTTCTTAAGTAAATTACCACAACCTTTAAAGCCCGGTGGTCCAGTAGTTGATTTAGCTTATATGGTAATGACAGGAGAAGACCCTTTTACTGGTCAAGAAATTGAGGATAAAGGAGTGGCTCCTATATTAAGACATTTCCTTAGTCATCAATTACCTAATATGCCTTTTGTTCCGGGTTCTTATGCTTGGGAAAAATTAGCAAAGTCTCGTGCACAAGGAACTGATAATATGATTTTAGGTTATGACATAGGAGGTCCAGACTGGTTAGGAGATTTTGACCCAAACATTAGAGCACAAATGGAACCATCTCAATACTCAACTCCTTTCGGATTATTTGAAGCACTTGCCTATGGTGTTGGTATAAAAGTTAGACCTATAGATTATACAAGAGAAATAAATGCTCTAAGAAATCAATTTAGAGTAGAAGAAGAAGAGATTAAACAAAAGATTAAACAAAATGAAAGGGATGCTAGGACTGGTGGTATTAAACCAGAACAATATGAAAAAAGAAAAGTTCAGTATGCTGATGAGTTAGTAGAAGTTCTTACAAGACTAGAAAAATTAAATAATGCAGTTATAAGAGAACAAGCAAAACTAAGTAAAAAAGAAGGGCACGAGTTTAATGAACAAATGAAAGAAGAAATAAAAAAATCAATGGAAGCTGCCGAAGGTTTTACAAACGAACGAGACAAGTTTTTTGATGGTGGTGGAGTTGATGTACCATATACTAAAGACACTCCAAGAGATAGAGTAGACATGTTTACTGGTAGACCTTATTCAGACCAAATGGAAAATTTAGGATTTTTAAATGACAGATAATACAAGACAAGGTTCTCATAAAGTATATGTAGATGGGCGTTGGAAAGAAGTAGTAAATACTGAACGC